CCAAGCAGAGCAATAAAACCTGGTCCCTGACGCATCCGGTGGATGACGCAATTACCCTGCTGACACAGGGCGGCAGACTGACCTGTAAGTTCCGCCTGTCAGGCGCACTGACCAACAATCAGTTCGGGCTGGGGATTTATCTGTATACGGATGCTCCCGTTCCTGATGGTGTGGCGATGACGGGTACCGGTAATCCGTTCCTGATGTCGTACTTCACTCAGACCACTGACGGCAGAGTGAATCTGATGCATCACAGGAAAGCCGGAAACACGAAGCTGGGGGAGTTCGGCGATTACGGTAACGACTGGCAGACGCTGGAGCTGGTGTTCACCGCCGGCAGTGCCACGGTTACTCCGAAACTGAATGGAGTGGCTGGCCCGGCATTCCAGGTTATAAAAGACGGTCTGACACTGGGACTGAATGCGCTGACGCTGACGGATGTTACAAAAAATGCAGCGTATGGCGTTGAGATAGAAAGTCTGGTGCTGGAGATAAATGCACCGGCAGCATAATAAAAAAAGAGCCAGCGACTGACCTGAAAGAAGACGCTGGCTAAAAGGCCTTATATGTTTGTAGAGACTTATTTTTCACAGACAGCAATGATGCCTGTCAATATATTATCAATATGCGGATTGTTTCAGTTACAGATGCTTTATTAAGGAAAAAAACAGCCAGCACTGACTTTCGGTGGAGAGGTGCTGGCTCAGAAGGATAGTTGGATTTCACATGATACTTATGCCTGGCGGTATATTTTCTGACAGACAGTGACGGGTGTTGTCAAGATATTGTGTCATTTATAACCTGAATCAGGGGAGGCCGGAATGTTATCTGGCATTTTTAGCAGAGCCTGAATGCCATAATCACGGCTCCCGGAGTTGGCCGTCAGTGGGTGACACTGGCGGTTTTTTTGTTTTTCTTTACTTTCATTTTCTGTCGGCGGTGACGGAGACATACATCAGATGGAAAAAATCACAACGGGTGTGTCATACACCACGTCAGCGGTGGGGACGGGATACTGGTTACTGCAGCTGCTGGACAAAGTCTCTCCGTCCCAGTGGGTGGCAATCGGTGTGCTGGGGAGTCTGCTGTTTGGCCTGCTGACGTATCTGACTAACCTTTATTTCAAGATTAAAGAAGATAAGCGTAAGGTGGCGCGGGGAGAGTAGTCGATGAATAAACAATACGAACTGGTTGTAAAATGAATATTTCTAACTGAAAAAACGTTCCATGAGGTAAGAAAAGGTCACAGGCAATCAATAACAGGACGTGATGAAAGACCCTTGCATTTGTGCGCTTTCTCTTTAGATAGCAGCAGATACTGAAAATCTGAGTTGTCGGGGAGTCAGGGATACAGCTGTGCAAGAGTTGGTCATTGTGATTCCATTGAAATCCTGTATGCCATGAAGGGCAGGATTTTATGGCTACCTGAGCTTTGGTGATAGTAAGTTGAAAATTCGCATTTTTTGCTGACATGCGTAACGAGAATCCCATAAGCAGGGAGGACTTAATTCTTCATTAACCCATGCGTTGATATTATGTTTCAGCCGTTGAAGCATCAGCGGTGTTAATGTTGTGGTAATAATATCCAGCGTTTTATGTGAGATCTTACCGTAAGGGTCTGCAAGAATGCTGCTTGTTGCTTCGTTATTATCTGCCATCAGAAGAAGTAACTCTGATTTAACGTTTTCTGTCATTAGTTGTAAAAATCTTCTGCGCAAACTTTCTTTACTGTTCATTTATATGGCTTCATTTGTTGTAATCTGCTGCGTCTCAAGGGATATGTTTATGAGAGCGACCATGAGTGTTGGATTATATACCTAACATATCAAGGGATTAGAAATCGATAAATCCCCATGAACGAAAAAATAAAATACGGCCTGTCGGCTGCCGTTCTGGCGCTGATTGGTGCAGGTGCTTCTGCGCCTGAAATCCTCGACCAGTTTCTGGATGAAAAGGAAGGTAACCACACCACGGCATACCGTGATGGTGCGGGGATCTGGACCATCTGCCGTGGTGCCATTCTGGTGGATGGTAAGCCTGTTATTCCTGGCATGAAGCTGTCAAAGGAAAAATGCGACCGGGTTAATGCCATCGAACGTGACAAGGCGCTGGCATGGGTGGAGAAAAACATCCGGGTGCCGCTGACCGAACCCCAGAAAGCGGGGATCGCGTCATTCTGTCCGTACAACATTGGCCCCGGTAAGTGCTTCCCGTCGACGTTTTATAAACGAATTAATGCAGGCGATCGAAAAGGTGCCTGTGAGGCGATTCGCTGGTGGATTAAGGACGGTGGCAGAGACTGCCGTATCCGTTCAAATAATTGCTACGGTCAGGTCTCACGGCGTGACCAGGAGAGCGCGCTGGCGTGCTGGGACATCGACAGATAGCAGAATATTTTCCTGAAAAATGACGTTGGCCAACGCGGGTGGATAACACGAAATCCTGAAAACTGGTAAAACCTAAGTGAATAAAAGTAAAAACCCCGTTTGTTGGCAGCAAGCGGGGTTTTGTGTTTTCTGACCTTGAGTAAGGCAAGGGAGAAATTATGGGTAGGGAGGTACTTTCCCTGTGAGGAAGTATAAAAGATTCTTTCTGAGGTTGTCCATTATGAAAGGCATTGAAGTGGAGACGCCAGCCAGTCTGGATTTAACAAGAGCGGCAGCTTTTGCCATTCGTATTGTGGCCATTGCTGTTCTGGTCTGGGCAATCCGTTGGTGGTGATATGAACCGTGTTCTGTGCGTGGTTATCATTGTCCTGCTGGTGGCCTGTGGTGCGCTTAGTCTGGGGCTGAATCATTACCGTGATCACGCCATCATCTACAAAGAGCAGCGCGATAAAAAAGCCAGTGAGCTGGAGCTGGCGAACGCGACAATTACTGATATGCAGATACGCCAGCGTGATGTCGCTGCACTTGATGCCAGATACTCGAGGGAATTAGCCGATGCGAGAGCTGAAAATGAAACTCTGCGTGCTGATGTTGCCGCTGGTCGTAAGCGCCTGCGGATCAACGCCACCTGCTCCGGTACCGTGCGTGAAGCCACCGGCACCTCCGGCGTGGATAATGCAACCGGCCCCCGACTGGCAGACACCGCTGAACGGGATTATTTCATCCTCAGAGAACGGCTGATGGCAATGCAGAAGCAACTGGAAGGAGCACAGGAATATATCCGTACCCAGTGTATACCGTGATGTTTTGTTATGAAGGTGTTACTGGTAACGTTAAGGTAATTTAACAAAGAGTCAGTTCCGGACTTTATAGTGTGCTCAGTTCATGGCCAAAAACGATTTCTGTGATAAATATTTTGAATATTATTTACAGGTAAATGGAGTGGGGCACATGGATAGAAATATTACAATAGAGAATGAAGTATATGCCCGTATTGTATGGGCAGAGAAGGCAAAAACACGGTAATTCCGTGTGTTGCCATGATACCTGATTGGCAGAATAGTTGTTTGGTTTTGAGTATATAGTCAGCGTTTTTTGTTCAGTAATTGCTCCCTCAAAAAATAATAAAATAAGGTGATTATTTTTGTTTATTATTTAGTTTTTTTTGTGTGTTGTTTTATTGTTTTTGCGTGGTTTGTTTTTTATTGTTATTTCATTAAGGGAAGGTAAATTCAGGATGGCAGTCTGTAGATAATCGGAGGTCACTTATGCTACATGATCACGTGGCAGAATGTCTGGAGAAAAAAGGACTGTACCGGAGAGCAGCTGAACGATGGGCAAAAGTGATGGTACAGCTAAGTGATGACCAGAAAAGAAAAGTGGCGGCACAGAAACGAGCAGAGTGTTTGCGTAAGGCGCGCCGGACTCCGGTTTCACCGGTGAACCTGACCGAAATAAAACAAGCGGTCAACAGACTACATTCTGAGTTGGGAATGGGATTTGAAGAGCGGCGGGGATTCCGACGATATAAAGGGACAGGAGAACAGAATACGTCCGGAAACGCGCGGTCAAAAAAATGCTAAAAAATATCTGAGAGAGTTATTGCCTGTTACCATAAGAAAAAGCGACTTTAGTGGTCGCTTTTTGTGTCATATATAAGTCGTTTAAGTAAACCTGTCTGAACAGGTGCTCTGGTCGTGTTTGTCTTTGTTGGGTACAAATTGAGAATATTTTTCATTAATTAATCTTCTTCTGCAGGCTTCAATAACCCACGCTGAAAAATTACCTGAACCTTTTAGGTCAAGAGCGATGTTAATTTGTTCAATTATCTGGTTTGGAAATCGGATGTTGCGGGTTGTTGTTCTGCGGGTTCTGTTCTTTGATGACATAATGTTGCCCCGTATTCAGTGTTGCTGATTTGTATTATCTGAAGTTGCTTTTACGCTAATTTGATGCAGATCAATTAATACGATACCTGCGTAATAATTGATTATTTCTCGTGGTTTGATGGCGTACACACATGTCGTGATAAACCTCATGTAGATGATAATTATTATCATTTTCGTGGGTCCTTTCCGGCGATCCGACAGGTTACGGGGCGGCGACCTCGCGGGTTTTCGCTATTTATGAAAATTTTCCGGGATCCATGTCCGGTTTCTCTTCAAGTTAACTATATGAAAAATATAAAAACAGGTCTTCTGTGAACCGGACATGAACAAAAAACAGACATGTAAACCGGACATGACCGGTTTTGTTGTGATTGTGAGGTGAGAGTTTTTGCGAGGTGAGGAGTGGCTACGCAGACTGAAGTTGCCAGGCATTTAAGTCTGACCGATCGCCAGCTTCGCAGATTGCAGAAATTGCCGGGTGCCCCGATATCGAATAAGCGAGGGCAACTGGATCTGGATGCCTGGCGCGATTTTTACATATCGTATCTGAGGAGAAGTAAAAACGATGTGCCTGATGGCGATAGCGAAGACGACTATGAGGAGAAATTGCTTATTGCCAGATGGGAACTGACAGCAGAACAGGCTGTTACACAGCAGTTAAAAAATGAGGTGTCAAAAGGAAAACTTATTGACACCGGGTTCTGTATTTTTGCCCTCAGTAAGCTGGCAATGGCGTTATCCAGTACGCTTGATTCCATCCCTTTATCCATGCAGCGACAGTTTCCTGATTTAACACCGCGCCATCTTGACCATCTGAAAACCCTTATTGCTAAGGGGGCAAATCAGTGTGCGCGGGCAGGGGATAAATTACCGGATTTACTCGATGAATATATCAGAGCAACAACTGAATAATATGATGGCTGCCGTTTCGGTTGCGCTGCAGCCTCTGGTCAGGGTTGTACCAATGACGGCAGTTGAATGGGCTGATCAAAATTATTATCTGCCTAAAGAATCTTCATATGGTGAGGGAGAATGGAAAACGCTGCCATTCCAGATCGCCATTATGAACTGTATGGGTAACGACCAGGTTCGCACGGTTAACCTGATTAAATCTGCCCGTGTTGGCTATACAAAGATGTTGCTGGGGGTGGTCGGGTATTTTATTGAGCATAAATCCCGAAACAGTCTGCTTTTTCAGCCCACGGATTCTGCCGCTGAAGATTTTATGAAGTCTCACGTGGAGGCGACGATTCGGAACGTGCCATGCCTGAAAGACCTTTCCCCATGGCTGGGTCGTAAACATCGTGACAATACTCTCACGCTGAAACGCTTTTCATCGGGCGTCGGTTTCTGGTGCCTGGGCGGTGCAGCCGCCAAAAACTACCGTGAAAAATCCGTGGACGTGGTCTGCTATGACGAGCTTTCCTCGTTCGAGCCGGATGTCGAAAAAGAGGGCTCGCCAACCCTGCTGGGGGATAAGCGTATTGAGGGCTCTGTATGGCCAAAATCCATTCGCGGCTCGACGCCTAAAATCAAAGGTACCTGCCAGATCGAAAAAGCGGCCAACGAGTCGGCGCATTTCATGCGTTTCTATGTGCCCTGCCCGCACTGTGGGGAGGCGCAGTATCTGAAATTTGGCGATGAATCCACGCCTTTTGGCCTTAAATGGGAGAAGGACAGCCCCGAAAGCGTTTTCTACCTCTGTGAACATCATGGCTGCGTGATCCATCAGTCTGAGCTTGACCAGAGTAACGGGCGCTGGATCTGTGAAAACACGGGTATGTGGACCCGTGACGGCCTGATGTTTTTCAGCGCCCGGGGGGATGAAATTCCGCCGCCGCGCTCCATCACGTTCCATATCTGGACGGCGTACAGTCCGTTCACCACCTGGATACAGATAGTCTATGACTGGCTGGATGCACTGAAAGATCCCAACGGCCTGAAAACCTTTGTGAACACCACGCTGGGCGAGACCTGGGAAGAGGCCGTGGGCGAAAAACTCGATCACCAGGTACTGATGGATAAGGTGGTGCGTTACACGGCGGCGGTGCCTGCTCGGGTGGTTTATCTGACGGCGGGCATTGACTCGCAGCGAAACCGTTTTGAGATGTATGTCTGGGGATGGGCACAGGGAGAGGAAGCCTTTCTGGTGGATAAAATCATCATTATGGGCCGTCCCGATGAGGAAGAGACGCTGTTACGTGTGGATGCGGCGATCAACAAAAAATACTGCCATGCAGACGGAACCGAAATGACCATTTCCCGTGTCTGCTGGGACACCGGGGGGATCGATGGTGAAATTGTCTATCAGAGGTCAAAAAAACACGGTGTTTTCCGGGTGCTGCCGGTAAAAGGCGCATCTGTCTATGGCAAGCCGGTGATCACCATGCCGAAAACCCGCAATCAGCGGGGCGTGTATCTGTGTGAAGTGGGGACGGACACCGCAAAAGAAATTCTCTATGCCCGTATGAAAGCCGATCCCACTCCTGCGGATGAAGCCACGTCGTATGCCATCCGTTTTCCTGATGATCCGGAGATTTTTTCGCAGACAGAGGCGCAGCAACTGGTCGCGGAAGAGCTTGTGGAGAAGTGGGAAAAAGGAAAGATGCGTCTGCTGTGGGATAACAAAAAGCGGCGTAACGAAGCGCTGGACTGCCTGGTGTATGCCTACGCGGCATTACGTGTGTCCGTGCAACGCTGGCAGCTTGATCTGGCTGTACTGGCAAAATCCCGGGAAGAAGAGACGACCCGGCCAACCCTGAAAGAACTGGCAGCGAAGCTGTCCGGAGGAGTGAATGGTTACAGTCGCTGAACTACAGGCGCTACGTCAGGCGCGCCTTGATTTATTAACCGGTAAACGGGTGGTGTCTGTCCAGAAAGATGGTCGCAGAATTGAATATACGGCGGCTTCTCTGGATGAGCTTAACCGGGCGATCAATGATGCGGAGTCGGTACTGGGGACAACCCGACGTCGCCGTCGTCCGCTGGGAGTGAGGTTATGAAACGAACGCCTGTCCTGATTGATGTGAACGGCGTTCCGCTTCGTGAGAGTCTCAGCTACAACGGGGGCGGCGCAGGATTTGGCGGGCAAATGGCGGAGTGGTTGCCACCGGCGCAGAGTGCCGATGCAGCCCTGCTGCCTGCGTTGCGTCTGGGGAATGCCCGGGCAGATGATCTGGTGCGCAATAACGGGATAGCGGCCAATGCGGTGGCCCTGCATAAGGATCATATTGTCGGGCATATGTTTCTGATCAGCTACCGTCCGAACTGGCGCTGGCTGGGGATGCGGGAGACTGCGGCAAAAAGTTTTGTCGATGAGGTGGAGGCGGCCTGGTCGGAATACGCCGAAGGGATGTCTGGCGAGATCGACGTGGAAGAGAAACGCACGTTTACGGAATTTATTCGTGAAGGTGTGGGCGTTCATGCGTTTAACGGCGAAATCTTTGTGCAGCCGGTCTGGGATACGGAGAGCACGCAACTGTTTCGTACGCGTTTTAAAGCCGTGAGTCCGAAACGGGTGGACACGCCAGGACACGGTATGGGGAACCGTTTTCTGCGGGCCGGGGTGGAGGTCGATCGATATGGCCGTGCCGTTGCGTACCATATCTGTGAGGATGATTTTCCGTTCTCTGGTAGTGGACGATGGGAACGGATCCCGCGTGAACTACCCACCGGGCGTCCGGCCATGCTGCATATTTTCGAGCCGGTGGAGGACGGGCAGACCCGTGGGGCTAATCAGTTTTACAGCGTCATGGAACGGCTGAAGATGCTGGATTCCCTGCAGGCAACACAGCTTCAGTCGGCCATTGTGAAAGCCATGTATGCAGCGACGATTGAAAGTGAACTTGATACCGAAAAGGCCTTTGAATATATCGCCGGTGCGCCGCAGGGGCAGAAGGATAATCCGCTTATTAATATTCTGGATAAGTTCTCCACCTGGTATGACACGAATAACGTGACGCTGGGCGGTGTCAAAATTCCGCACCTTTTCCCCGGTGATGATCTGAAACTGCAGACTGCGCAGGATTCAGACAATGGATTTTCGGCGCTTGAACAGGCGCTGCTGCGGTATATCGCCGCCGGTCTTGGCGTTTCCTACGAACAGTTGTCCCGGGATTACTCGAAGGTCAGTTATTCAAGTGCCCGCGCCTCCGCCAATGAGTCGTGGCGCTATTTTATGGGACGACGAAAATTTATTGCGTCCCGGCTGGCCACGCAGATGTTTTCCTGCTGGCTGGAAGAGGCACTTCTTCGGGGGATTATTCGTCCGCCACGGGCGCGTTTTGATTTTTATCAGGCGCGATCAGCCTGGTCACGGGCTGAGTGGATTGGAGCCGGAAGAATGGCCATTGACGGGCTCAAGGAAGTCCAGGAATCAGTGATGCGCATTGAGGCCGGACTGAGCACGTATGAGAAAGAGCTGGCGCTGATGGGCGAGGATTATCAGGACATTTTCCGCCAGCAGGTCAGGGAATCTGCTGAGCGACAAAAAGCCGGACTCTCACGTCCGGTGTGGATAGCGCAGGCGTATGAGCAGCAGATAGCGGAGAGTCGCAGGCCGGAAGAGGAGACAACACCACGTGAGACGTAATCTTTCACACATTATTGCCGCAGCATTCAATGAACCGCTGCTTCTGGAGCCCGCCTATGCGCGGGTTTTCTTTTGCGCGCTCGGGCGCGAGATGGGGGCATCAAGTCTTTCGGTACCACAACAGCAGGTACAGTTTGATGCTCCCGGAATGCTGGCTGAAACGGACGAGTACATGGCCGGAGGTAAACGACCGGCCCGTGTTTACCGGGTGGTGAACGGTATTGCTGTACTGCCGGTGACCGGCACGCTGGTGCACCGGCTGGGGGGGATGCGGCCATTTTCCGGAATGACAGGCTATGACGGCATTGTCGCCTGTCTTCAGCAGGCAATGGCGGATAGCCAGGTGCGGGGCGTACTGCTGGACATTGACAGTCCGGGCGGGCAGGCCGCCGGCGCGTTTGACTGCGCTGACATGATTTACCGCCTCCGTCAGCAGAAGCCGGTCTGGGCACTGTGCAATGACACGGCCTGCTCTGCAGCCATGCTGCTGGCGTCGGCCTGCTCCCGACGGCTGGTTACCCAGACATCCCGTATCGGCTCCATTGGCGTGATGATGAGCCATGTCAGCTATGCCGGTCATCTGGCGCAGGCCGGTGTTGATATCACGCTGATTTACTCAGGGGCGCACAAGGTGGATGGCAATCAGTTTGAAGCGTTGCCGGCAGAGGTTCGCCAGGACATGCAACAGCGCATTGATGCGGCGCGCCGGATGTTTGCTGAAAAAGTAGCGATGTATACCGGTCTGTCTGTTGATGCTGTCACGGGAACAGAGGCCGCCGTTTTTGAAGGTCAGTCCGGCATTGAGGCCGGGCTGGCGGATGAATTAATCAATGCGTCGGATGCCATCAGTGTGATGGCCACGGCGCTGAACAGTAATGTCAGAGGAGGCACTATGCCGCAATTAACTGCAACGGAAGCCGCCGCGCAGGAGAACCAGCGAGTGATGGGGATCCTGACATGCCAGGAAGCGAAAGGACGTGAACAGCTTGCCACGATGCTGGCAGGACAACAGGGCATGAGCGTTGAACAGGCCCGGGCGATTCTGGCCGCGGCGGCACCACAGCAGCCGGTGGCATCCGCGCAGAGTGAAGCCGATCGCATTATGGCGTGTGAAGAAGCGAAAGGTCGTGAACAACTGGCGGCAACGCTGGCGGCGATGCCGGAGATGACGGTGGAAAAAGCCCGCCCGATCCTGGCTGCTTCACCGCAGGCGGATGCCGGACCCTCACTCCGTGATCAGATCATGGCACTGGATGAGGCAAAAGGGGCTGAGGCGCAGGCTGAACAGCTGGCTGCCTGCCCGGGAATAACTGTGGAGAGCGCCCGGGCTGTGCTGGCTGCGGGATCAGGTAAGGCAGAACCGGTCTCTGCATCCACAACCGCCCTGTTTGAACGCATCATGGCGAACCATTCACCGGCAGCGGTACAGGGTGGCGTGCCACAGACGTCAGCAGACGGTGATGCGGACGTGAAAATGCTCATGGCTATGCCATGAAGTCAGTGCTGACCATCAACAGGAGGTTTTTACAATATGGTAACGAAAACCATCACTGAACAGCGTGCGGAAGTACGTATTTTTGCCGGTAATGATCCGGCTCATACCGCCACAGGCAGCAGCGGGATTTCCTCGGCAACACCGGCACTGACGCCCCTGATGCTGGATGAAGCTACCGGGAAACTGGTGGTCTGGGACGGACAGAAAGCCGGTAGTGCGGTTGGCATACTGGTACTGCCGCTTGAAGGCACAGAGACGGTACTGACGTATTACAAGTCGGGGACCTTTGCGACGGAGGCAATCCGCTGGCCTGACAGTGTGGATGAACACAAAAAGGCAAATGCCTTTGCCGGCAGTGCCCTGAGTCACGCGGCGCTGCCGTAACACGTTATCAGGCCACCGCGGTGGCCTGACTGATTTCTGAATGAAAGGAACTGATTTATGGGATTGTTTACGACCCGCCAGTTACTCGGTTATACCGAACAAAAAGTGAAATTTCGTGCGCTGTTTCTGGAGCTGTTTTTCCGCCGTACGGTGAATTTCCATACCGAAGAGGTGATGCTGGACAAAATTACCGGAAAAACGCCGGTGGCGGCCTATGTTTCCCCGGTTGTTGAAGGAAAAGTGCTGCGTCATCGTGGTGGTGAAACCCGCGTGTTACGTCCGGGCTACGTCAAGCCGAAACACGAATTTAATTACCAGCAGGCGGTTGAGCGTCTTCCCGGTGAAGATCCGGCTCAGCTGAACGACCCGGCCTACCGTCGTCTGCGTATCATCACTGATAACCTCAAACAGGAAGAGCACGCCATTGTCCAGGTGGAAGAAATGCAGGCGGTGAATGCCGTGCTGTATGGCAAATACACGATGGAAGGAGACCAGTTCGAGAAAATTGAGGTCGATTTTGGCAGGTCGACGAAGAATAACATCACTCAGGGTAGTGGTAAGGAGTGGTCAAAACAGGATCGTGACACGTTCGATCCTACACATGATCTTGACCTCTACTGCGACCAGGCCAGCGGTCTTGTGAATATTGCCATTATGGACGGTACCGTCTGGCGTCTGCTGAATGGCTTTAAATTGTTCCGCGAAAAACTGGATACCCGTCGCGGTTCAAATTCTCAACTCGAAACAGCGGTGAAAGACCTGGGCGCGGTGGTGTCCTTCAAAGGGTATTACGGCGATCTGGCCATTGTGGTGGCAAAAACGTCTTATGTGGCAGAGGACGGTACCGAAAAACGTTATCTGCCTGAGGGCTCGCTGGTCCTGGGGAATACGGCAGCAGAGGGCATTCGTTGCTATGGTGCCATTCAGGATGCGCAGGCGTTGTCCGAAGGTGTGGTGGCCTCTTCCCGTTATCCGAAACACTGGCTGACGGTGGGGGATCCCGCCCGTGAATTTACCATGACGCAGTCCGCGCCGCTGATGGTGTTGCCGGACCCGGATGAGTTTGTGGTGGTACAGGTGAAATAATCCGTGAGCGGGGGCGAAATGCCCCCGTGTCTTTTTTCACAGGGGGATGATATGGCAACGAAAGAGCAAAATCTGAAACGGCTTGATGAACTGGCCCTGATTCTGGGGCGTGAGCCGGATATATCCGGGAGTGCCGCAGAGATAGCGCAGCGGGTGGCAGAATGGGAAGAGGAAATGCAGTCATCCGGCGATGATGTACAGGTTATGAATATGGATATCCGGGAGAGGGAAAACGCGGCTCATGATGTTCGTGAGGAAACATCCGGCGCGTTAACGCGCATCAGAGTTCTGACCTGCCTCCATCTCTGTGGCGTTGATGGTGAAACGGGGGAATCCGTTGAGCTTGCGGATGTTGGTCGGGTGATTCTGATTATGTCCTCAGATGCAAAAACACACGTTGATGGTGGAATGGCTGTTTATGCGTGATTTTCAGAATGCCTTTGATGCCGCCCTTGCCGGGGTGGACAGTACGATTGTTGAAGTGATGGGCATCAGTGCGCAGTTCACCTCCGGTGCACAGCGTGGCGGCGAAGTTCAGGGGGTTTTTGACGATCCGGAGTCGCTGGGGTTTGCCAGTAGTGGGATCCGTATTGAAGGAAGCAGCCCGTCATTATTTGTGCGGACGGATACGGTTCGTGCCGTGCGGCGTGGTGACACGTTGACCATTAATGGTGAGACGTTCTGGGTGGATCGTGTTTCTCCGGATGACGGGGGCAGTTGTTATCTCTGGCTGAACCGTGGGCAACCACCCGCAGTTAACCGGCGACGATAAACGCAGGGTGAATTATGGCGATAAAAGGGCTTGATCAGGCGATTGAAAATCTGAGCCGGGTTCGTAAAAACGCCATTCCGTCGGCTTCAGCAATGGCTATTAACCGCGTGGCTACAACGGCGATTAATCAGTCTTCATCACAGGTTGCCCGGGAGACCAGGGTGAGCCGGAAACTGGTAAAGGAACGGTCCAGACTGAAACGGGCGACGGTCAGAAATCCGAATGCCAGAATTATCGTTAACCGCGGTGATCTCCCTGCTATTAAGCTGGGGATCAGGATGCTTGGTCATCGTCCGAACAGCATACTTAAAGCCGGTCAGCATCGTTATCAGCGGGCATTCATCCAGCGATTAAATAATGGGCGCTGGCATGTTATGCAACGTTTGCCAGAAGCCCGGTATGCGAAGGGCAATGACGATAAAGGAAGGAAAAAGCGTAATCGTCTTCCCATTCAGGTGGTTAAAATTCCGATGGCGGCCCCACTGAAACAGGCGTTTGATGAAAACGTTGACCGTATCCGGCGTGAACGCCTGCCCGGAGAACTGGCATATGCGCTGAAACAACAACTGAGGATTGCGATAAAACGATGAAACATACTGATATCCGTGCTGCAGTGCTGGATGCACTGGAGCTGCATGAACACGGGGCGACGCTGTTTGATGGTCGCCCCGTTGTTTTTGACGAAGAGGATTTTCCCGCGGTCGCGGTTTATCTGACGGATGCAGAGTATACCGGTGAAGAGCTGGATGCGGATACCTGGCGGGCCACACTGCATATTGAAGTTTTCCTGCCTGCTCAGGTGCCGGATTCAGAGCTGGATTCGTGGATGGAGTCCCGGATTTATCCGGCGATGTCCGCGATCCCTGCACTGGCAGGGATGATTACCACGATGGTTCAGCAGGGCTATGACTATCGTCGTGATGACGATATGGCGTTATGGAGCTCTGCAGATTTGACTTATTCCATTACATACGAGATGTGAGGACGATATGCCAACACCAAATCCCCTGGCGCCGGTAAAAGGTGCCGGTACCACTCTGTGGGTTTACACCGGCAAGGGTGATGCTTATGCAAACCCGTTGTCAGATGATGACTGGCAGCGACTGGCTAAGGTGAAGGATCTGACGCCGGGCGAGATGACGGCAGAATCCTACGATGATAACTACCTGGATGATGAAGACGCGGACTGGAGCGCGACCGGGCAGGGGCAGAAGTCTGCAGGAGATACCAGTTTTACGCTGGCCTGGAAACCGGGAGAAGAAGGTCAGAAAGGGCTTATAGGCTGGTTTGAAAGCGGGGATGTGCGGGCCTATAAAATCCGTTTCCCGAACGGCACGGTGGATGTGTTCCGTGGCTGGGTCAGCAGTATCGGTAAGGCCGTAACGGCGAAGGAAGTGATCACCCGTACGGTGAAAGTGACCAACGTGGGTAAACCTTCCGTGGCGGAAGAACGCAGCGAAATTACGCCGGCCACTGCAATTAAGGTGACACCGACATCCGGTACCGTGGAAAAAGGAAAAACAACCACCCTGACTGTTTCTTTTGAGCCGGAAAGTGCAACCGACAAGACGTTCAGAGCGGTTTCCGCCGATCCGTCAACGGGAACCATTGCTGTGAAAGATATGGTGATCACTGTGACGGGGGTTAAGGCTGGAAAAGTGAGTATCCCCGTGATTTCCGGTAATGGTCAGTTTGCCACGGTAGCTGAAGTCACCGTTACTGAAGCAGGCGCTGCAGGGTAAACGGAGGTCATACATGTTTCTGAAAACAGAACAATTTGAATATAACGGTGTGTCTGTCACGCTTTCCGAATTGTCTGCGCTGCAGCGTATTGAGCATCTTGCCCTCCTGAAACGGCGTGCAGAACAGGCAGAATCCAGCGGCAACCTGCAGGTAAGCGTGGAAGATCTCGTCAGAACCGGCGCGTTTCTGGTGGCGATGTCCCTGTGGCATAACCATCCGCAGAAAACGGGGTCACCGTCAATGAATGAGGCTGTGATGCAGATTGAGCAGGAAGTCCTGACCACCTGGCCTGCTGATGCCATTGCCCGGGCGGAAGATGTGGTGTTGCGTCTGTCCGGGATGAGCGGGCCTGTTCATGTGGATACGGATATTACCGAAGTGGCGAAAAATAACGCGCTGACTGATGATGATTTTTCTGCGGGAAAGTCTTCGACGGCGAGCTGAATTTTGCCCTCAGACTGGCGCGTGAGATGGGGAGGCCTGACTGGCGCGCCATGCTTGCCGGGATGACATCCACCGAATATGCCGACTGGCGACATTTTTACCGCATGCATTATTTTCACGATACCCAGCTGGATATGCATTTTTCCGGGCTGACGTACGCTGTACTCAGCCTGTTTTTTTGCGATCCGGATATGCATCCCTCTGATTTCAGTCTGCTTGCCCCCCGGCGTGAGAAAGCGCAGACGGAGATGCCGGATGAGGAAAAAATGCTGATGCAGAAAGCGGCAGGACTTGCCGGAGGCGTACGGTTTGGTGGGGACGGAGGGCGTGAGATTTTATCGTCTGCGGATGTGGCGGATGTCAGCGAGGATGATGTCGCATTAATGATGGCTTCAGCGGGGATTCCGGGAGGTGTGAGATATGTCCCAGCCGGTTGGTGATCTTGTTATTGATCTGAGTCTGGATGCGGTCCGTTTCGATGAGCAGATGAGCCGGGTAAGGCGTCATTTTTCCGGACTGGAGACTGACGCCAGAAAAACCGCCAGTGCTGTTGAACAGGGCCTGAGCCGCCAGGCGCTGGCTGCACAAAAAGCCGGGATTTCCGTCGGGCAGTATAAAGCGGCCATGCGAACCCTGCCCGCACAGTTTACGGATATCGCCACGCAGCTTGCCGGTGGTCAGAATCCCTGGCTGATCCTGCTGCAACAGGGCGGTCAGGTGAAGGACTCCTTCGGCGGGATGATCCCCATGTTCAGGGGGCTTGCCGGTGCGATCACCCTGCCGATGGTCGGGGTCACCTCGCTGGCGGTGGCGACAGGTGCGCTGGCGTACGCCTGGTACCAGGGGGATTCCACGCTTTCAGCGTTTAATAAAACCCTGGTTCTTTCCGGTAATCAGTCCGGACTGACTGCCGATCGCATGCTGACGCTCTCCAGAGCCGGACAGGCCGCAGGGCTGACGTTTAACCAGGCGAGTGAGTCACTGGCAGCCCTGGTGAATGCCGGTGTGCGTGGTGGTGAACAGTTTGATGCCATCAACCAGAGTGTCGCGCGTTTTGCTTCTGCATCCGGTGTGGAGGTGGACAAGGTTGCAGAGGCTTTCGGAAAACTGACCACCGACTCTACGTCGGGGCTGATTGCGATGGCGCGCCAGTTCCGTAACGTGACGGCAGAGCAGATTGCGTATGTTGCGCAGCTGCAGCGTTCCGGTGATGAGGCCGGGGCCTTACAGGCGGCGAACGATATCGCCACGAAAGGCTTTGATGAGCAGACCCGTCGCCTGAAAGAAAACATGGGGACACTGGAGACCTGGGCGGATAAAACCGGGAAGGCATTCAAATCGATGTGGGATGCCATTCTGGATATCGGTCGTCCTGAGTCCTCAGCGGATATGCTCGCCAGTGCGCAGAAGGCATTTGATGAGGCGGATAAAAAATGGCAGTGGTACCAGAGCCGGAGCCAGCGCCGCGGTAAAACCTCTTCTTTCCGGGCCAACCTTCAGGGCGCATGGAATGACCGGGAAAATGCCCGTCTGGGGCTGGCAGCGGCCACGCTGCAGTCGGATATGGAAAAAGCCGGTGAACTGGCTACCAGGGACCGGGCCGAACGGGACGCATCACAGCTGAAGTATACCGGAGAGGCGCAGAAGGCGTATGAGCGTCTGCTGACGCCGCTGGAGAAATATACTAACCGGCAGGAAGAGCTGAATAAGGCCCTGAAAGACGGGAAAATCCTGCAGGCGGATTACAACACGCTGATGGCGGCGGCGAAAAAGGATTATGAATCGACGCTGAAAAAGCCGAAGTCGTCAGGTGTTAAAGTGTCAGCCGGTGAGCGTCAGGAAGACCTGACGCATGCGGCGCTGCTGGCGCTTGAAACCGAGCTCCGGACGCTGGAGAAGCACAGCGGAGCGAATGAGAAAATCAGCCAGCAGCGCCGGGATTTGTGGAAGGCGGAGAGTCAGTTCGCGGTACTGGAGGAGGCGGCGCAACGTCGCCAGCTGTCTGCACAGGAGAAATCCCTGCTGGCCCATGAGCAAGAGACGCTGGAGTACAAACGCCAGCTGGCTGACCTGGGTGACAAGGTTGAATACCAGAAACGGCTGAATGAGCTGGCAAATCAGGCTGTGCGGTTTGAACAGCAGCAGAGTGCGAAGCAGGCTGCAATCAGCGCAAAAGCCCGGGGGCTGACGGACCGTCAGGCACAGCGGGAGTCGGAATCGCAGCGCCTTCGTGACGTGTACGGTGATAATCCGGATGCGCTGGCGAAGGCCACATCTGCACTGAAGAACACCTGGTCTGCGGAGGAGCAGCTTCGTGGAAGCTGGATGGCCGGTCTGAAGTCCGGCTGGGGCGAGTGGGCAGAAAGTGCGACGGACAGTTTTTCGCAGGTTAAAAGCGTGGCCACGCAGACCTTTGACGGTATTGCACAGAATATGGCAGCGATGCTGACCGGCAGCGAACAGAGCTGGCGTGGTTTCACCCGTTCTGTGCTCTCCATGCTGACAGAGATTTTTCTGAAGCAGGCCATGGTGGGGATTGTCGGGAGTATTGGCAGCGCCATGGGTGGTGCTTTCGGTGGTGGGGCGTCTGCCTCCACGGGGACGGCCATTCAGGCTGCGGCGGCGAACTTCCATTTCGCGACCGGAGGATTTACGGGAACCGGTGGCAAATACGAACCTGCCGGTATTGTCCACCGCGGGGAGTTTGTCTTCACGAAGGAGGCAACCAGCCGGATTGGCGTCGGCAACCTGTATCGTCTGATGCGCGGGTATGCGGAAGGTGGTTATGTGGGCGGTGCCGGAAGTCCGGCGCAGATGCGGCGGGCGGAAGGCATTAGTTTTAATCAGAACAATCACGTGGTGATTCAGAACGACGGCACCAACGGACAGGCGGGGCCGCAGCTGATGAAGGCGGTGTATGACATGGCCCGCAAGGGGGCGCAGGATGAGATTCAGGCGCAGATGCGTGATGGCGGCGTCTTTTCCGGAGGCAGGCGATGAAAACATTTCGCTGGAAAGTGAAGCCGGATATGGAGGTGAACTCGCAGCCATCGGTGCGTGAAGTGCGTTTTGGTGACGGGTATTCGCAGCGTATGGCGGCGGGGCTGAATGCTGACCTGAAAACATACCGTGTGACGCTTTCCGTGACCCGGGAGGAGGCCCGACATCTGGAGGCATTCCTGGCAGAGCACGGTGGCTGGAAGGCGTTTCTGTGGACACCGCCTTATGCCTGGCGGCAGATAAAGGTGACCTGTGCCGCCTGGTCATCACGGGTTCGCATGCTGCGGGTTGAATTCAGCGCGGAGTTTAAGCAGGTGGTGAACTGATGCAGGATATTCACGAAGAAAGTCTGAACGAGTCGGTTAAATCAGAGCAGTCACCGCGGGTGGTACTCTGGGAAATCGACCTGACGGTACAGGGTGGTGAGCGGTATTTTTTCTGCAATGAGCTGAATGAAAAAGGGGAGGCGGTTACCTGGCAGGGGCGGCAATATCAGGCATACCCGATTGACGGCAGTGGCTTTGAGATGAACGGGAAGGGCAGCAGTGCCCGCCCGTCGCTGACGGTGTCCAATCTGTTCGGTCTGGTCACCGGAATGGCGGAGGACCTGCAGAGCCTGGTGGGGGCCACGGTGGTCCGCCGCCGGGTGTATGCCCGTTTTCTGGATGCGGTGAATTTTGTGGCGGGCAATCCGGAAGCGGACCCGGAGCAGGAGCTGAGCGACCGCTGGGTGGTGGAGCAGATGTCAGAGCTGACGGCCATGACAGCCTCGTTTGTGCTGGCAACACCGACGGAGACGGACGGAGCGCTGTTTCCCGGTCGCATCATGCTGGCGAACACCTGTATGTGGGATTACCGGGGAGATGAATGCGGGTATAACGGTCCTGCGGTGGCGGATGAGTTCGATAAACCCACCACCGATATCCGTAAGGACAGATGCAGCAAGTGCATGCGCGGGTGTGAGATGCGCGGCATGGTGGCTAATTTTGGCGGTTTCCTTTCCATTAACAAACTTTCGCAGTAAATCCAATGACACAGACAGAATCAGCGATTCTGGCGCATGCCCGGCGGTGTGTGCCTGCGGAGTCGTGCGGCTTCGTGGTGAGAACGCCGGAGGGGGAGCGGTATATCCCTTGTGTGAATATCTCTGCAGAGCCGGAGGCGTATTTTCGTATTGCACCGGAAGACTGGCTGCGGGCAGAGATGCAGGGGGAGATTGTGGCACTGGTCCACAGTCATCCCGGTGGTCTGCCCTGGCTGAGCGAGGCCGACCGGCGGCTGCAGATAAAAAGTGCACTGTCCTGGTGGCTGGTCTGCCGGGGGGAAATTCATAAATTCCGCTGTGTGCCACATCTGACAGGACGGCGCTTTGAGCACGGGGTGACGGACTGTTACACGCTGTTCCGGGATGCCTACCATCTGGCGGGAATTGATATGCCGGATTATGAGCGTGAGGATGACTGGTGGCGCAACGGTCAGAACCTGTACCTGGACAATATGGAGGCGACTGGTTTTTACAGGATTTCCCTGCCTTCCGCACAGCCTGGCGATATCCTGCTGTGCTGCTTTGGCGCATCGGTGGCCAATCATGCCGCCATATACTGCGGCAACGGTGAGCTGCTTCACCATCTGCCTGAACAACTGAGTAAACGGGAGAGGTATTCCGAAAAATGGCAACGACGAACGCATTCAGCCTGGCGTCACCGCCACTGGCACGTATCTGCCTTCACGGGGATTTACAACGATTTGGCCGCCGCCTCAGCCTGTATGTGAACACGGCAGCGGAAGCCATCCGTGCCCTGTCGATGCAGATGCCGGGATTCCGCCGTCAGATGAACGAAGGCTGGTACCAGATACGTATTCGCGGTGAGGACACGGCACCGGAGGCGGTGTACGCCCGTCTTCACGAACA